TTTCAATCTTGCTGCGGCGTGCTGGTGGAATTGGCACGTTCTTTTCGATTTGCATTTAAAATATCCAATCTTTCCCGAAAGCATCCAAGATGCAATGTTTGTTTGCCGCCATCTACAACCCAATCGGGGTCACTGAGGCGCAGGGTTTTGTCGCACCATACGCACCGACCCTGTGCATTTGAGGCCGGTGCATAGGTTATTTTTTTTTTAGAACGGGATCGCATCTGCTAAAGGCTGCATCTGTTCTGCCCTTGGCGCATCCTGTTCCTTTGGTGGCATCGGATCGCTGATTGCAGCCGACATATATTTATTGCCCGCCGCGCTTTCGCGTACCCACAACGCAATGCGCTTTTCAACGCCATCCACGTTAATCTTGCCGGTGTAATCTGGCTGGTTTTCGGCGGTCTTGTCGTTGTTCTTAAAGATCGCGCCGCGATTGGTGTTATCATATTCAGTCATTTTGCACTTTTTCCTTCCGTTTACTAAACATTGCAATTTGATCGGCCGGTGCTTTTATGCCGCTGGCACCATACAGCTTTGTGTAAAGCGCGTTTACATCACGCACACTTTTACACGCATCTAATTTTTCAGCTAAAACATCGTTGGAGGCGGCACCGACTGCCGGAGTGGATGCGACAGCCGGTGCCTTTGGTTTAGGCTGCGAACGGGAGGGAAACGCGCCACCACCGCTTGCGAGATTACCATCATCATCATTGCTATTCAATCCGAACATCGTCAACAAACTTGCCCTGCGGAAATATGTCACGCAGCTAATAAATGATTGCGGCGTGTCTTTTTCTGGGCTGATCTGCAAAAAACTACTGATCTTTTCGCCAGTCTCCAAATGCACCACAGTCGTCACCAGCGCACCGTCTTGGAAATATTGCGCGAATGACAACCCATATTCCGGCAGCACATCAAGCGCGGTAAGTACATCGCCAAGTGTTGAATATTCTGATTTGAACATCGGGTTCTTGCCAGACTTGCCGACAGATGCCGCTTTTCTAACATCGGCCAACGCCGCGTGCAGTTTTAGATTTTCCATAGGTCTTTTGCCCTTTCAAGCCACTCTTGCTTCATATTCCACTGATACATATGACCCCAGTCTGGGTCGGTAATTGATGCCAGCACTTTTGGATCGGTGCTAACGGTCAACAGGTTTTGCCGGATCAACGCCTTTTGCCGCATTTCATTCAAAGCGTTGTTGATGCCATCGGCTTGCAATTCTTCACAGTTATATGCGTTGAAGATGACCGCATCGTGTTCTGCTATGTAAATGATTGATGGCGTAACGCGCAGCGCGTGCCAGTAAATAGCCGCTTGGCAGATATGTGCAAACTCCGGCTTTTTAGGCAGTGTCGCTTTTGCCCAGCCCTGCGACCCGTCTTTCAACAGCTTTGTTTTTCGTGGTGCTTTGGTTTTCATTTCCGCGAACATACTGCCCTCAACCAGCAAATCGACAAAGCCAAGAATCGGCACGTTCACATCATTTAACCAACATTCAATCTTTTCTTCATCAATCGCGCCTGTGAACCCGTTTTCAACACAAATATTCACGCCTTGATGCACCATCGCAGGAATAACTTCACGAAACTTTACACGCAAAACGTCATCTTCATCTGCCGGATGAAAGTCAAAAGCAAGCTGCGCGGCTTCAATGGCTTCATCGATATCAGCCCCGTGGCACACTATAGACTGTACTGCCGTATGCACTGAAGTGCCGATTGCAGCGCGTTCACCAACGCCAATTTCTTGCCGCTGTTCTTTTGTTAGGTGCAGATAATCAAATATCCACTTAGCCGGTGAGCGTAAAAGCTGACTGGCCGATAAATGGCTAAACCCTGCGGTTTTCCAAAGTTCACTGATTTCCCGTTTTTTCATAGCAACACCCTAGCGCAGATCGTTCCCAAAACGCAACAGTTATTTTTTAACTTTACAGATTGGATCGTTTTGGGCAAGGATAGGGCAACTGAAACGGGGGCAGCTATGTCTGGAAGCAAATCAAGAAACAAAGGTCGCGGCTATGAATATGAGATAGCCAAAGAACTTTTCGACCATCTTGGATTAAATTTTGTGCGGGAATTGGATCAAACGCGGCAAGCGCATCTTGGCGATTTAGTCACGACTGATTGTGATTTTCCTTTTGTAATTGAATGCAAAAGATACAAAGCTGGCGTTTCTGGCGACTGGTGGTCACAAGTCTGCACAGCCGCTGCGGTCGCTGAAAAACTGCCGGTGCTGTTTTACCGTCTCGATAGGATGAAAACCCGCGTGCGCTTGCCAGTGGCGGCTATCGTGGGGCTTGCTGGCTGGTCGCCTAATGAAGATGCGGCTGAACAGTACGATTGGCGATATGCCGTTGAAACTGATTTGGACACCGCGATGATGATAATTCGGGAGCATATAAATGGATGACGATATCGGCAAAAAGACGGTAGGTGACCGCGAATATACGATGGTTTCAAATGAAACTTGGATTGATGTGAAGGATTTAACCGTCAACATTGTCAAACGCAGAACCGGCGTGAACGTCTGGATTTACGAGCGTAATACCGGCAATCCAGAACCATTGGCTATTTGCGAAGCCGATTTTGTGCGGATCACAAATAAACGGTCGAATATTATACCGTTTTTTCCGAAGGGAACTTTTGACAGATAATGGAAACCGAACAGAATTTGAAAATGGAATTGCTGACGATAAGTGAAATCGGCACAGCTTGGAAATGTGAGCCAGTCAAGTTGCCACAATATTGTCAGCTTGATTTTGCATTGACGCGGCAAGGCAAGATCGAGGCTTTTGCCGAAGTCAAGTGTCGTACGTTTCCCCGCGATAGGTTCAAAACGTCACTGATCCATTTGCACAAAATGATGTATGCCAGACAGGTTGCTTTTGAAACCGGCATACCAACCTTTTTGATAGTGCGTTGGACTGACTGGATTGGGGCTTGCAGCTTCAAGGTGGGTTTTCACACGACTATCGGGGGCAGACGGGATCGCGGAATTGAGCGTGATTATGGGCTAATGGCGGAAGTGCCAATAAGCGAATTTCATATGGTAAGGGAATTATTTAATGAATAGATCAAAGGCTTTGGAAACGGTCGAACAGATTTTGGAAGATCGGGGTGCTAATTACGGCGACCTAAGAGAAAATTGGGATCAAACGGCCAAAATGATCGAAATGATTGTTGGGGTTGATATAAGGCCGGAGCAATTTGGTGCCATTATGATTGCAATGAAAATGTCACGGCTGGCTAACAGCGATTGTCGGCATCTGGATAGTTTGCTGGACATTATCGGCTATGCGGCGTTGACGATTGAGATATTGGGGGAAAACGATGAGCATTAAAGCAGTATCTTGGGCATTGGAACAATCGCTTGGCGATAGCACTGCAAAGCTGGTGCTGATCGGCATCTGTGACCGTTATAACGATGATTATAATGTGGCGTGGCCTTCAATGAAGTGGCTATCGATTGCGGCTGATTGCAGCGAAAGAACTGTGATCCGCAAAGTGCAAAAGCTTGAAGAAATGGGGCTGTTGTCGATTGAAAAGCGACCAAACAAAACCAATAGATACCAAATCAATCCATTGCGTAACAACCATAGTGACAACCTGTCACCTAGTGACACAGCTATGTCAACTCATTATGACAACCATATGTCACACGAACTATATAGAACAATAAATAATAAAAAGGGGAAAACCAAAGTTGTTGACTGGGAACCTGATGAGGCTGATCGCCAATTTGCTCAAAGCAAGGGGCTGGATGCAGCCGAAGTGCTAGAGGCAATCCGCTTGTGGGATAAACAGAACGGCAATAAAGCCGCATATATCGATCTGACAGCCTTTTGGCAGAACTGGTGCATAAGAGATGCCAAAAAGAAGCCAAAGCGCGCCACAGGCTATTCTAAGCCGTTTAATGGGCAATCTAGCGAATGGACACCGCCGCAGCGCAAGATGATTACGCTGGATCAGTGGAAATCGCTGACTGACGGGATGCGTACCTATTACAAGCAAAACCGACCAGATGTGATCGCCGAACTAAAGAAAGTTGGTGCGGATGTGTAAAAAGGTGTTGACAAGTGGAAAAAGACAAATTAGCGTCTAATGAACATCACAGCAAAACGGGAGTTTGCAAAATGATCAGATTATTAACAGCGACAGTATTGGTGGCCGGTTGTAGTTATACGCCGGTCGCTGATCTGCGGGTCAGTGGTGATAAAGCGCAGCTTTACCAGCGTGACCTAACTGAGTGCCGCCAGCTTGTTGATGAGGCGTTGTCGCCGCTGCAAGTAGGGGCAAAGCATAAATGGTTAAATGATTGCTTGCGGGGTCGCGGGCATAGCGTGTTAGGGGTCTGATATGGTTAAGGATACGATTGGAATGCTGTTTGTGACCGCATTGGTCATTACGTTTGGCACTAACGCCATCACCAGCGATTACAATATTTGGGCGTTAATGGCGCGTTTTGGAGGATAAAATGGGAACAGATGTTGCAGATACAATAATGGATCAAGTTAAGGCTGTCGATCCTTGTGCTTTTGCCGCATACGGCGCAAAGAATTTCATAGCGATACCGGAAACTTATAAGCGATTAGGCGGGTTAGACTTTGAAGTAAATGGCAGAGTGCATAAAGGCAGCGTGATGATCAGCTTAATGCCAAACGACACATATATGGTGCAAGCATATCAACTTTATAAAAGCAAAGGCACTGTCAAAATTAAAACGCGTGAAGTAGTAAAAGACGTTTATTGCGATCAATTAGTGCCGGTTTTAGATCGTTTAATCGAAGGGAACAAATAATGGGCAAAAAAGCTAAAAAATCAGATTGGCAAATAGAGCGTGAAAAACGCATAGCGGAAGAAGAAGCCGCATATGAGTGCCTGACCCAAGATCAAATGGAGGCTATTGATATTACATATAAAGCGGTTAAAGCCTTTATTTATGAATGGGCTGACGGTTTTGATATTTGCGATGTAGAAACACCGCGTAAATTGCAAAAGGCTTTTTGGGCAATGCACAATCATTTTCATATTGTCGAGGGCGATGATGAATGATGCAGAAATTACTTGCCCCGAATGTGACGGTTATGGCTGGCTAATATATTGGCAAAGTAAGCGTGGAGCCAATGACCCCTGTGGCAGCGAAGTGCAAGATGATTGCGATGTATGTCACGGGTCGGGAGTAATAGAAAACCCAGTTCAACAATAGGGGAAGCAAAGGGCGGCATTGACCGCCTTTTGTTTTGCGGATAATGTCACGCAATGGAATATGTGCTATTCTTTGAAGATGAAGTCGATTGCGGCATCTGCGGCAAGCCAACTTATGCTATTGTTGAGGCCAACAGTGGCACGATCAACTGCACTGAATGCGATGGCATTATCTTTGATGCACGCGACTGCCACGGCACAGTCGTCATATTGGAATTAGACAGAGAGACACAGCACTGATGCAGATAAGCGTTAAAGCAGACATCAAGAGGCTGACACGCGGCTTGAATGATATCCAAAAGAAACAGATACCATTTGCGACCAGCCGCGCACTGAATGATGTTGCGGCTACAGTAGCAATGAAATCATTGCGGCAAAAAGCACAAGAGGTCTTTGAAGGCGGGGCAACAGGCTTCACCAAGACTGGCTTTAGATATGAAAAAGGCAATAAAAATAACCTAATGTCAAAGGTGTTTATCGAAGGCGCACGCGCTGACTTCTTGAAGTTTCAGATTGCAGGTGGCACACGCTTCCCCGAAAGACGCTCTTTGATGATACCAACCAAGCACACAAAGCTGACCAAGCTGGGCAACATCAGACGCAGTGAGTATGCCAAGATGATTAATGACCGCGCCAAATACTTCAGCGGCATACCAAAGGGGCTGCAAGGAGCGCACCTTGCTGGCATCTGGGAAAGATACGGCAGGCAAACAAAGGCACGCACAGGGCAGAAGATTAGGATGGTTGCCAAGTATCGTGATCGCGGTCAGTACCAACCGAAGTTCCCATATGCTGACACCGTTGCCGGAGTTGTGTTCGGGCGCAAAGATGGCGTGGCAGAACGCTTCCAAAAGCGGCTGGCTGAAGCATTGCGGAGCAAGAAGCGATGATGCCACTGGCAAAAGGTACTTCCAGCCAATGCCATTTATGGGTTGTTCGGCAG